GAACCCTGAAACAAAGCGCCCATTTTGTTGGCTGTAGCGAGATATTGGCTTTGTGACACGCCAAGGTTTTTATAGGCTTCCTCACCAGTTTTTTGAATGGAGGCAGCATAATTGCCGAATACGTCTTCCGAACCACCCAAATTCTGCTCCAACTCACCGAATTGCGCAACGACTTCCTTGCCGAGTTTAATCGCCGCCACACCTGCTGCGACCGCAACCGCGCCCATCGCCGCGCCGATTCCCTTAAGAACACCGCCCAGCTTCTCAAATTTTGACCCGGATTTTTCGGCTTCATCACCCGCTTCCGTGAGTTGCTCACCAAGATCGTCCGCATCATCGGTAGATTCCTCAAGTTCACGCTCCAACCCATTTAATTGTGCTTGCGCTTTGTTCAATTGAATCTGCCAGTTTTGTGTACGGCGATCATTCTCGCCGAAACTTTCGGAGGCGTTTCTAAGAGCAGCTTCAAGGCTGCTGATTTTCTCTTTTTGTGCGTCGATCTCTTTGTTTAAGATGGTACTTCGGGAAGTGAGCGCGGCAGCACTTTTGTCGTTTTTATCAAACTGGCTGGTGACCAGCGCCATTTCAGAGCCGAGGACTTTAAAAGATCGATTGATGTCGGTGAGGGCTTTTTTGAAATCACGCTCGCCCTCAATACCGATTCGTAAGCCAAAATCGTCTGCCATGTGCGGTCACCTCCGATAATAGGTACAATATATGGTGAGTAATAGCTTGACATTTACTATATGTTGTATTATAATATATAGTAAATGATAACATCAGGGTATTCTTCATCTTAAATAAATATGTAAAGAAAAGAGTTATATTATGGATATTAAAGGGATTAATGCGAATTTATCGTCTCCAGCTATAAGTTCTCTGTTCGAAACCCAAACACAAATGAGTAAGCTGTTAAAGCCACCATCTGTAATAACCGCTATGCTTGGATCACCTGCAATACAGATGATACAAAAACAGCAAGATATGCTTCGAAAACTTACTGCCCCTTCTTCGGCTCTTACAGCATTCATGGATCAACAAGAAAAATTTCATTTGGAATTACCATCATCTTTAATAAGTTCTATTTCTGCACAACAACTTTCATTTAGTAAAGCAATTGCTTCCAGCATTCAAGTACCAGATATGAATGTGATGTCAGGTACGCTTTCAAAATTTGCTGAGCTTTTACCTCCTCAACCCCCTATGTACAACCTTGCCGCTGAAATGGGAAAAGCTCTTGAGGCGTGTGTACCTTCACAGAATATGCTCAATTCCGTTTCGAAAGCATTAGAGGCTTGCAAGCCGAATTTTGAGCTAATTGGTAGTGTTACTTCAAAATTTTTGGAATCAATTCCAAAAATTGATTCCGCAGTGTTGTCAATTGTGCAACAGGCAACAAGTTCCTTCGGAAATATTTCTGAATCGCTATGTGCTGGACTTAGTGCTTTTAATAGTGCATTTGAACAGATTGATTTCTCAAAGTTTCACAACACTGCTAATACTTTTAAATACATTAAAGATTTTGAATTAAAAAATGATATGTTAAAAAAGTTTGGCTGGTTTTATATTTCTGAATTGCCCCAAGATCTTGTTAATTTGATTTACGAACGACGTGATGAGATCAACCAAGAAGAAGTCGATTCACTTATGGTCGAGTACTTCAGAAATAATAAATGTGCTGCACTTAAGAAACTTGTTAACAGTTGGGTAAACTTGCCGTATTATGAATCTCGAAATCACATATTCCATGAAGCCCAAGTTTGTCATTCACAGCGGTTATTCAACGCCTCCACAACATTGGTATCTTTGCATTTTGAAGGTGTTGTTACTGATTTTGTTCGTTACCGAATCAATCAGCCTGCTTACAGGGTAGATAAAGCTCTGAAGCAGATTAATGAACTCACCTATAATTTATCATTAAGCACCATATCATTCAGAAACTGGATTGTATGTTCGTTTGTGCTGGAATGTGTGGATCAAATTTTTTCAACAAATTTTTCACCATCTGATCCTAATAGTTGCCCGGATAACTCTCGTCATAAAATTGCTCATGGTCATGCAATTGCAAAAGAAACAGAAGCAAATTCTCTTAGAAGGTTCCTATTCATGAATGAAATGTATAAGCTGTTTGTATGTTTAGAAAAAGAGTATCAGTTTGTGGAATAAACTTAAATAGGCACCACATCATCAATCGTCTGTTCCCGATACGGCTTCTCAATCCCTAGAAACTGCTTGTGGCAAGCCCATAAGTCCATAAATAAACCAAATGGCATCGTCCAGAAATCGTCGGCAGAGAGCCGCATCTGCACGGTGCCGTAGTAATACAGGCGCGTGAAAACCTCAGAGGTGGTCACGCGCCCTGTGTGTTTTTTGGCGTGTCACCACGGGAGACACTGTTATCACCCTCGCTTACTACATTCCGTGTCGTCCCCTTGAACATGGCTTCGGTGATTGCGTTTTTGTATGAGGCAAGCTCCAGCGGAGAGGTCAATAGTTCCACTTCCTCCTCGGTAAGCAGTTCCTTCGGCGCGTCCTTATGCTTTAGGTTATAAATCAGGATGGACTGATTTGCCATAAGCGTAAGAAGCCAGACGATTTCGTCCAGTGCCATTTCAAAATTTTCAGCTTTCATAAGCCGTTCACCGAGGTTTTCCAGCCCGCCATAACGGCTTGCGATGGATTTCGTCGCTTTGGTGGTGAGGATCAGTTCGTACTGCTCACCGCCGATATTAATAAATGCACTGCGTTCGTTTTCCATAATCAACCCTCCTCCGGTGGTTCAGGTGGTGTAGTGTTAAAAACAGGTTCATAAACTTCACTATACCAGTCTGAAATGGTTTCAGCAGACACGCCTGCATCGCCTTCTGTTACTTCTGCTTTCCATGGGTGTTTTCCTGTACCGTCAGGCTTGTTGCGTCGCATGACTGTTCCCTCAATGGTGGGAGTTTGAAAAGTTATGGAATCCCCTTTGGTCTGCAAGTTAGTCGCCGGAATGCCAAATTTCACCCGATACAGCCAGAAATAGCGGTATCTGTTGTCAGGCTTGAGAGCGCGAAAACCCACAGCGACAATTGCACCATCATTTTCGCTTGCCGACACCAGAACACCGTTGTCATCGATAATTGCACCGGTTAAATCCTGCGCGGCGGTAGCTCCGATATCATCAATCCCCAGCGAGAGTGTGCCGGACTGAAAGTCCTTAATTACATAGGCAGTGGCATCGTCCGCATACAGCGTTGCCTCCGCAAGTTCGATAGATAAATCCGCATTGATCGCCTTTGCCAGCTGAACGGGCGGGCTGTAGGTTTCCTCGCCGTTGCTGTCCTCGGTGATTTTTGCGTAGTAAAGTTTATCCATGCCAATGGTCGCCATTTTCATTCCTCCAATGCATATAATTTCGCCGTATCCACGGTGTAATGATGGTAGCCGGTATCGTCTTCATGAGCGATATATTGCCGCCCTGTAATAGTGAAACCGTTGTTCAAAAGGGCTTTCACCACTTTGCTTTTCATGCTTAGATAATTGCCTTTTGAATAAAGGGACAGCCGTACCTCCTGCGTTTCATATTCTGGCTGGTTATCACCAAACAGTGGAAAATCATCTGTCAGCGGTGTAATGACTGCATATTCATCCGGTGCTGTATCTGAAAACACCCCGATTTCTACGCGGATCGGAATCGTGTCCAGCAGGGTGTTTAATTCCTGTAATATATTCATAGGTTTTCGATTTCCTCCTCCAGCTTTGCTTTCATTGCCTCTATTGCGGGTTTTCGGCTGGCGGATTTGGCAGGCTTCAGAAATGGCTTCCGCGGCTGACCATGCTTGCCGTATTCCAGAATGTTGGCGATTTTAGCATTGCTGTTCCCATCGGAGCGCGGCTCGGAAAAGCCAACCTTTACATTGTAGTTTCCGTTCTTATCCACTTTGGCTGGAGTAAGACCGAGCGACTTCTCTAGTTCGCCAGTGGAAAGTGAGGGGTATTGCGTGTTCCTGCCGACAACGGCGCTGAGATTATTACGCACCGCATCCGATGCCACCTCACCTCCTGCTTCAAGCACACGAGGCAGGATTTCATCGGTTTTGTCAGCTAATTTGGAAACCTTTGATAGAAAGTCCTCCGGCATTTTAAATTCTGCTCGTGCCATATCGTTCACCTCGCTGATGGCTCCAACTTTTCAGCTAAAACCTCTATGTACATATTTCTACCTCGAACATTTTCCACACTGGTAATCCGAAACCGCTCATCACCGCACCCGATTTGCAGAGCAGTTGTGATTTCAATACCGGGAATCACCCTAAAGCGAAAGAGACTGGTTGCCGCAGACCATACAGCACGATTTGCCCAGAGTTTATTGCCATAGCGTTCTTCCCGGTAGGCACGGATGTTTGCCAACACGGTTTCCGTAAAAACCGCAAAGCCCTCGGAATCCTTGCTTTGAGTAATCTGAATGATTTTAATAGGTGTGTTCATTTTTCCGAATGACATAATCTACACCTTCCATTCCCTATCAAGCCGTAAAAGCATATTCACTGTGTTCCATACTTGCTGCCCTGCCTGAACGCTGTCAGCGAAAAAGCCACCGGTCGAACCGTCACGGGATTCGTAGAAGTGAGAAGCCAGCATAATGATCGCCTGTTCTGTGGTAGATGGAATTGTGCTTTCGTCATAAGTTCCACTGGAAATATGCTGGAAGCTCTCGGCATAGGCGGTAGCCGCCGCCAGAAAACGTTCCAACAGCGCATTATCCTCATTATGGGTGAGAATTAAGTTCTCTTTGAGCTTTTCAAGTAGTGTCATACTACCGCCATCCTTTCGTTATTCCTCCGGCTCTGCCGCCATCAGCCCCGCCGTTTTAAGTTTAGCAAGCAGAGCGTTGAAATCGGCAAGAAGAGTGGGTAAATCCTCGGCAACGCTGTCCGCCATATATTCCACGACAGGAATATCCGGTACGACAGGATATGTCGGCACATAAAGGTTATCGTCTGTGCCGATTTTAACAAGAATAGTGTCGGTTTCTTCCTTTGTCGCGGCTTTTATACCACCGAGTGTTGAATCCGTGGCTGCAAGCAGCGGATTGGCGGCAAGCCCCGTCACAGTCGCACCCGCTTTGATTTCCAATGTGCCGCCAATGACGGTTTTTTCACCGCCCTGTTCAGTGTAATTTTTGGTGTTGTAACTCATACCGCGCCTCCTATGCTTTCTGCTGAAGCACCTTAACGGCTTCCGGCAGAATCAATTTTCCATCCACGCGCTGTGTAGCGATAAATCCAATTTGCCCAGTAGTGGCAAATAGTTCATTCAAGCGTTTAAAAATACGTCCCTGACGATCGGCAATCCAGTAGTAGGAAAAATCACCGAATGCGACTGTTTTGGCGCTTGCCGCAATAGTTGGCATAAACGCAGAGGTGTACAGCGGTTTGCCGAGTAAGGTATCCGGCGCTCCCTCGCGGACTGAAGGCTGCCAGAGATATTGCCCCTGTCCGTCTTTCAGCTTGCGAATCGTTTTGACCGTGGTGTCCCCGGTGATAAACACAGCCTTGTTGCGGTATGGGGATTTCAGGCTGTGGTATAAATCAATCATTTCATCCATCGTGATGGCGGTTTCGGATGCCGTTGTCACGCCCACCTGTGCGCCGCCTGTTGCCCTGAGAATGCCTGTGGGCTTACCAGAGCCGTTGCCGGTTAGGAAGGCTTCTTCTTCCTTTACGCCGATGCGGCGGGCAAATTCACGGGCGATATAACTTTCAAGGTTAAATGCGGAGTCGTTCATCAGTTCATCGCTGACTTTCATCATGGTGGCAAGTTTGAAAGCACCCAAAGTCACCTGTGTGAAGCTGTCGTCGCTGTCGGTAATTTCCTCACCTTCATCCACCCAGCTGGCAGTGCCTTTGGTTGCCACCACTGGAATTTTCCGTTCACCGCTGCTCGTCTGAATTATGCGGGCAAACTGACGAAAAATGTTCTGCTCCTCCAGCGCTTCGATGAGGGTACGCTCGAATTCGTCCGGGACGAGGTAACCGCCCTCTGAATCTTCGCCGATTTGGAGGGCATTAGATATCTTACGACCGCGCATGGCATTCCAGAACGCAGTTTTGTACTCATTAGAGGCTTTGCCGGACTTCCCGGGGCTGTTTGTAAGCGGCTGTGAAGTGGGTGCGGAAAGTTCACGTTCAATTGACTGCCCACGCTCCAGTCGTTCGATTTCCTTACCTAAATCCACAACATCCGCTTCCATTTTATCGTTGGATAGGCTATACTAAATAGGACAGTTTTTCTCCGAACATGATATAATAAAATTATTGGAGGAGAAAGACATGTCAAAAAAATATTATGAGGAA